GTCTTATCAACGTCTAGGCCAGCGTCTCTCATTGCCTTCATCAGCTTATCCCCGCCCTCAACTTCCATCCGAATCATAAGGCTCCTAGCTGTGGCAGAAGTGTCTGAAGTGGACGTGCAGCGTCTTGCTGCCAGCCGTCTCACACTTCGCTCGATAGTAGATAGTTTCGCCAAGTGGAATGTGTTCTCCCCTCGCCGACGATTGACCAGTGCTTGAAACTTGGTTCGTCCCAGATACCGTTCGCCACGATGAGATCATAACCTTGGCCGCGCCGTAAGATACCTCTACGTGGTAGACTGTATCTGCCGTATTCGCGCTCTCAGTTATCATCCCAGTGACATGCCCCTTACAGGCTGCGAACTTAGAAGACAGCGTGATCGGGGTATCTGGGGTATCGTCTACAACCTCAGCCCAGGCGGACCACGTATCTGCATCGGCGTGCGCCGTCAATATGCAATTCAAGCTAGGTTCGTCTGGGAATACATCTGTATCGTGCTTGGCCAACTCCATCAGATTGTCGAGCGTGAGCACTTTCCCGTTTAGTATTGTTCCCGCCATGTCATCACCTCCTGAGCCATGGGGCGAGGTTTCCCCCGCCCCAGTTATACTACTCCTGTGGTGCTAGGTATCCGGTGTCTTCGATGGCTTCGTATCCAACTGCGATCTTGCAAGACTGAGCAACGCCCGTCGCCCCACCTGCAATCGACAACTGGATCTTGGTCCCTATCTCAATCCGCATCGCACCCGTCCACGACAGTTCGGATTCAGTGAGAAGGTTCGTCACGTCGCCATCTGTCGTGTCGATGATAACTCCAGGTGTGGCATCGTCTGTCTGAACCGAGATCGAAGTCAACGCGCCAGCGGTTACAGTTGTCGGCTGCTTGATTGACAGCCACTTCAACATTACCGGCTTGGTCGTACCGAGAAACAGGTCGTAGTCCGCCACCACTTGGTTCAAGTCTTCGGTCGTGATAGCAACCTGATTCTCTCCAACCAGCTTCTTGAAGTCGGCAGCCTTAGTCCCAAGGACTACTCCATCTGATCCCGTGTCAGCAAGAGCCGCCGCAACGTCTGTCGAGATCTTCGTCAAACCAATCGTCGCATCATCCAGCCGGTCAGTTACCAGCAAGGTTGTCAAGTCCTTGCCGTCTACATCAGGAACGCCCAACATCTGCAGCAACGATGGATCGTAAGTTCGCCCCAAGAAGCTTCCAAGGTTCGTCATTACTCGTGGTACTCCATTTAGTGAAACACTCATGTTAGTTCACCTCCGCTCACTACTGAGCGATATTTCGCTACAACGTGGCAAACGTAGGCTACGCCATGCGCCCCGCCTCCAATCGTTAATTCAATCTCCGTCCCAACTGGGATGTACATCTCGCCACTCCAACTAATCTGAGCCTCTTCCGTCAGATTCACAACTGCTCCAGCTACAGAATCGAAGATCACTCCAGGTGTCGCATCGTCCGTCGCCACAGCGATACTCGTCAACGCCCCGCCGCCTGCGATATTCGGACAGCGCACGATCAGCGATTCCAATATCGCCGCCTGAGTTGCACCTGTGAACATTGCATAAGCCCCGGCCGCTTGGTTCAGGTCGATGGTCGTTGCCGCAATCTGGCTACGTGCCATCACCTGAGGATCGGTATCTGCCGAGATGTCAGCCTGTTCAACGATCATGTTCGACCAAACCGCCGCCGGGATGTAAGCGATGTTTCCGTCTACCGTCGCTTCGATCCCAGAGACTACCAGCTTGTACACGTCGCCAGCCGCCCACTCCGCAGCGAGGAATTGATAATCCTCAAACACGCGCCCATCAGCCTTGCCGAACGTCGGCTGTGTAACGCCTACAGTTGTGAACGCTGCGCCACCTGTAGAGATAGACAGCACCTGAGAGATCCCGGTGATGTCAATGTTGGCCGAAACGACCGCCCCAGTCTCAATGTCCATGATAGAGATTGAGAACTGCTGATAGGCGTTCTCTTCCACCGTCGCGCTGATAGACGGGACAACTCGCGTCCGCCCTGCCGTCCCTCCAAGGTTAGCCACGATCCATTCTGAGTTCGTGACAAGCTGCTTGATGTACGCGCCGAATAGGTCAACATCTGTTATCGCCCCAGCCGCCGCCGTTACGTCAAGCTGCCCAAAGAGAAGCCCTAGCAAATCTCCTGCATTGTGCCCAGCCATGACTCCTCCTTATACGTCAGCATTGTCAACTTCAAAGAACCATTCCACCCTATCACCAACATCAGAACCGTCTACCCAGGCGTCGGAAGCGTTGTCTGTTGCTATCATCGCGCTCGCATCTGGGCTAAGTGTGACGTGGTGCGCCTCTGCCTTGGCTTGAGTCTCTCCAAAGTAGATGTATCCATCATTCGTCGGGTCTGCATGGACAACAAGGTGATGACCCTGTGGGACCCGATGAGCCGTAAGCTGTTGAGCCGTGCCCACTGTGATAACCAGTGAACCCGTCTCGAATGTCTGTTTGTTGTCCATTACATTAGGTCACCTTCCTTACAAGTAGCCGCGTCGTATTATCCATAGAACCGGACTGTGGGAGCAGGATGTCGTATCGAACGCCATCAACGACCGCAGACATCTCCGCTGTGATCGTCGGATAGTATCCGTTGAACGAGATCGTGTGATCAGCAAACACGTATGTCATGTCTGTTTGCTTGACCTCAGTACCACCACCAACCGCGTTCACAGCGTCCGCGCAAGACAGATCCACGTGCCCTGCAAAGTCTGCCCACCCTTCAACGATAGCACCGGAGTCATCCTCAACCGAAGTTGGCTCCTGAATCGTACACAACGAGGGATAGAAGTCGGCTAGTTCGTCGTTCATCCGTGAATCAAGGATGCCTCTAGTCATATTGTTGCCTCATTGATGGGGAGCTGAATGATTTGATGTAGAAACAGAACAGCCCGTTGCAGTGCGTCCAAGCCGAGCAACGGGCTATAAGACCAACGCCGCGAAGCGAAATGATCTATGTAAGCAGTATACCCGCTGCGTACCGCAATCGCAAGTTTCATAAGTCTTCCATCGCCTCGTTTATCAGTTGCTCTCTCACTGACCAGGGACCGAGCGCCATAGAAGCAATCTCGAAACCTGCGTCGTCCGAAGCCGCCATAGCCTGCTCTCTTAGCCCTTGTGCTCGTAGCCGCATCTCCGCAGCCACCTTCGCGCCGTCCGTCTTCAGGTCTAGACGTTCAATGACCTTGAGGACCATCAACTGATTCGACGCCCACGATTCTAATGCGAGCGCCGAAGCGTTGTAGATGGCCGCACCATCAAGATCCGCAGCAAGAGTAAGGAAGGCGTCAATCTCGGTGTCATCGTAGAACTCGTTCGCCTCTACGGTGTCCTGTATCAACAGCCTAACCTTTCCCCTGTTAGTCGCCACGTCATATGTGAGCGTCATTTCCGCTCCCTACGATCCCTTGTGTTCACTAGCGGCCTGCAATTCCTGCCAAGTCACCAGCCCAGGGAGTCCCTCTTCCACACTCTTCTCGCCTGGATCTCCACAATGAGGAGAAACGCACTTGGTAGTAAAGCCGTGTTCTGCAACAACCTCAAGCTCTGCCGTCACGTATTCAGCTATCTCTACCATTTTATCCCACGCAAGACCCGTAAACGCCGTGTGGCCGAGCACATGATTTGCAATCGCTGCAGCCCTGCGCTCTGCCGGAGTATCTCCAAAGGTATCCCTTGTTTCATTGGGCATAGTCCCTCCTAGCCAACCTGCGCATAGGCACATCGAGGATCAATGTAGCATCCACCGAGCACCATTCGCACACGGTACATCACGTCATCAGAATCAAAGTCACCGTCGAAAGGACTAATCGGAGCACCTGTCATACCGACCTTATTGCTGGCCTTCATGCAGATCTCAGGAGTCTCATGTCCCAACAGATGATCCAAGCCGATAGCGTAACCGAAGCCAGTATCAGCGAACAGATACCACGTAGTTGCCACGTTGCCGCTCGTGTCAATCTGACCAAGCCATGGATCGACATGAATCTGAATACCATGTCGCGGAATCGGACTGGTCGTGCCGTAAGGCAGAACCGCAGCACCAGGACCATCAACATACTGAAGCGCCGTCGAAGTCGTGATCTGCCATGCTGTATCCTCAAGCTGAATCGGGACTACCAAATGCAGCCCACGGATAACAAGCGGTCGCCCGTTGACGTCCGTCTGTGCAGCTATGAGTCCTAACGTTGTCTGAATGTTCGCAGGCGTTAGCGCAAGTGCACCAAGGTTCGTTACGTTCACACCGTCACCGTCAATAATCGGAGCACCGAATAACAACACATCCGGCCCAGTTGCGTCTGCATACAATCCAGTTACCTCGTTGTGCTCAGTGTTGACTGCCATCTTCGCGTAATCCTCAGGGATGTCATTGAAAGCACCCATGCCGTCGTTGACCAAAGCCTCCCAAGAGATGTCAAACTGCTCGCCGATCTTGCGGACCTGTCGCGTGTATCGTGACATTGAACTTGGAGTGACGAGATACTCGCCCTTCTCTCCGACCTCACGCAACACTCCGCGTCCACCGTTACGTCGATACCGTGCGTGCGCGTTGAAGTTCGGGACCGTTCCCATCTTCGTGTATGCCGCGAACTCCGGCTGCACGATACCATACTGCGCCATCAGTTCCCGCTCGATTACCGTACCAAACAGATACGGGAAATCGGTGGTAGTGACAGCTTCCATCAGCCTGAATTGATGGCGATGCGGTCGCAAGTGAGGCGTGTTGTTGATCATGTCCATCGCCTCTTGAATACGCGCCTCGCTAAAACCCTGGCCGTTTATCGGTTTCCAATTTGCCCAATCTAATCCCGCCTCTGCAAACGTCTGCGTCATTACTGGCATATCCCTCACCCTTCCTTATTCGGAACCACGCCTGCGTCACGATGTTGCTTTTCCTTCACGTGTCGTTTCTTTGGGCGTCTTCCCCTTCCTTTTTTTCGCTGCGTCCTTCGCTCGCTTGGATCGCTTTTCTTTGGCATCCTCACGTTCCTTCTCTTCAATAGCCCTGTCTAGTTCACGCGCCTTCTGGCAATCCTGTGTCGTTACCTCAAGAATCGCCTTTTGGCCTTCGAGCTGGGATACCTCAGCATCAATCTTCTCAATCTGTATCTGAAGATCGCGCCTACTGTATGCCAGCTCGCCCAGATGAGACATAAGCCCTCGATGTCGCTGTCTAAGATTGTCGAGAACCAACGTGCTCCGCTCAGTCATTGAAGCCTCCTGCTATGCCAAGCTCAAGAGCGTCTCAGCGGCATTGGCGGCAAAATCTGTAAGAGCTGCTGCTGCCTGTGTCACGTGGTCCTTGCTAATACATCCACTGGCAAGAAGCACCTGAGTATCCTGTCCACCTGCACCGCCATTCAGCTCCATGATGCACGAGTTAAACTCGTTCTCGCACGCAACCGTGTCTGTGCTGAACTCCACGCCACCCTGGAACCACATACCATTGGCTCTGAACCTGTCGCCCACGTTATAACAATCGACGTAGACCAAGCCACTGATTTCGTTCCCGCCTAAGCCCTTACCGTCCATGTAGATCTTGATCAGACAGGCAACTGTGTGGGTCGAGACAAGTGACATGTCCGTGTCTGTTGCGTTGTAGAACCCGCAGTTACGGAAGTTGACAATGAGCTTCTTGCCAGCGGTCATGTTCGTGTCAGTGATCTGAACACCATTGACGCCATCAGCGCCACCGATCATCAGATTGGAGAAGATGCAGTTGATACCACTCGCACCGATTACCGCGTCCGGCGCAATCAGAATAGCTTCGTCCCCTGCCGATGCGTAGATAATCGTGGACTCGTGATCAGCCGACATCCCAGTAATCATCACATCATTGATGTCAGGCCATGCCAGCGAAGCCGCCGAAGTGTACTGCCCAGGCATCAGCATAATCGTCTTCTTTTCAGCCGTTACCGCAGCAAGCGCCGTGGCAAGTGTCAGGTACGGGAAGAAGAACGAGCCATCGCCATCATCGTCGCCGTCAAGCGAAACCCAGATGTAGCTATCGTTCGCGTACCCCAAGGCTTCCCATGCAGGATCTTGGTGCACCTTAACCGCGAGTACAGCAGCGGTTCCAGACGCGCCCAATGCTCCACACGCTACACCAAACGGAATCTGTGTCTCCGCAGTCTGGATCTTACTCAGTATGCAAGTCGTGGTATTGATATAGATGCGATCTCCGCGTGCGATTGCGGACGTTCCGCCGTCATTCGAGGCAACTACGTTCAGCCACCAAATACCCTCGGTGTCAACCGCAATCAGATCTGTTACTGCAGCCGCGCCCTTCATGGCAACACCAACAATCTTGCCGATACAGACAGGATCTTTACCGTCAACCATCCCATCAGTGTGGCTTGGGTGAGTTAGTACCGACTCTTCAAAGGTCAATACTCGACCCTCTCCGCCAGAGCTACACTGCTCACCTGCCAACTGCCCAGTGTTCACATAAATGTCTGTCGTAGGCATTCTCTACACCCCCCAGAATAGTTCAGCCAACCGTGTGGCCTCTTCCTTCGTCTTGCCCTCGGCAAAGTATGTGGCTGCTTTATCAACCACGCGTTTGTCGTGCGCTGCCGTCTCTTCAAGGATAGCCTCGCCGTCGCCCATGCCGGAGATTCCCGGCTTCTTGTGGGTGATGCTCTCGACGTATTCGCCTTCCGACTTGACAGCCTCTTCGATGAGAGTAGCCAGAGCAGCTTCGTCGAGCTTGCCATCCTTCATCGGCGCACCCTTCGTCAACGATTCGATCAGCCGTTTCTTCGTCACGTCAGGGAGCTTGTCGTGCTTCTTGTCGGCAAGTGCTTCAACGATCTTATCCTGCGCAATCCGCAAGGCGTGAGCCTCAGCAAGTTTCGTGTTGCTCTCAAGAAGCGCGTCTCGCTCCGTCGCAACAGTGTCTCGTTCCTGGGTCAAGGTCGTAACCTTCCCTTGGGATTCGGTCAACTGTTCTTGTAGCTTTGTGTCTGGCATCTTATCCCCCTCTCCTTTGGGTTCATCCAACCATTCCATGAATCGCGCTTCTTCTGTCCTGCCATCACTCTCGACAAAGCCAGCCGCTTCCATGAACTCGTTTACCTTTCCATCTGCAACCGCAGTTGCAGCTTCAAATGCTACCATCTTTCCGCCGCGTCCAGCCTGTGTAACGAAGTCGAACGTAGCCCCAGGATTGAAGCTCTCAGCTACCTTCGTCTTCTTCCCAGCAACTGACTCCATTACAACCGAACCGCCTGCACGGATAGACACGCCAATGTCGGTTCCCAGATCCTCTAGGAACGGTCGCCAATGCTCTGCTACCTTCACATCGCCATACAACCCAGGTCCAGCCGCGCCAGCCTTCTCATAGATCGGAGTACCGACCACCGATCCGGCAAGATCACGTAAGGATCTCTCCGGCCTGTCTTTCCGTTCCGTCCTACTCGGATGGTCGATGAACACCAAACCACCGTCGAAGGCATTAGCATCACGGGCAAGCTGATCCTCTTTGTAGAACGCCGATGATCCCTGGCCAGGACTGATCACCCGCACTCGTGCGATTCCTTCCTCGTTGATGAACTTCATTTCCCCTCCCACGGGATAAGCTGCCCCGCCTGCTCGACGAATGTCATATCGACCGGCTCGTTGGACTCTGCCGCTAAGTCGGCTGCCTCTTTAAGAACACGTTGCCGCTCATCTTTGTCTAGCTTCATCATTTCAACAGCCGTAAGCGGCGTCTTCTCCCGCACGTCGTCGTCTTCGATAGCCTTCCGAAGCACTTCCTTCAGTGAAACAGTCTCAGGCATCTCACCCCTCCTACTTGCCTTTCCTTCCGCCGCTGGGATTGGCGCAACCGCCGCGCCCCGTATTGCCTTTGCCGCCTCCGCTACCGTTATGCACTGGTGTTCCCTTAGCCATGTCTACTCCCTCTTCTCAAACTGAATGCCGTTATCGCCGTTGATCGGCTTACGGTGGTCAATCTCACCTGTCAGAATCCCGCTTGCTATTCCATTCGGGAAAGCCTTGCAACTCTGACCATCTTTGCTCACGTGCTTGCATTGGTTACAGATGCCTTCTCCGATAGTGATGAAGCCTAAGCCAGCATCGCCAAATCGAGCAGCCCTTGTCATATCTCCTCCAACACAATCTTCGTCCAATTCACGCCAGGAACCTCGCCTACATCTCCCAGGTCTTGTAGATCAGTGACGCGATACCTTGTGCCTCTTCTAAGGATGATTTCTTTCTCGTTAGCGTACATCCGCAGTGATGCACCATTGATCTCTACTCCTGTCTTTGACTTAATTTCAAACATTACAGAATTCCCTATTTTCCCCTCATTACAGAATTCCGCAGCGGCACTACGGCTCATCGATGAACTAGAAGACGCATTGAACACCATTGGCTTCTGGCTGAACGCCGCATCTCTCATAGCGTTTATTGAATCATCGCTAAGATCATGCAGTCCGCGATACACAGTGCCTTTGTAATTTGGAGCCTTGTCAAGCAATTCGTTGAACTGCTTCACAGATTTCCCAACTTTCTTAGAGATTGCAATTCCAGCTGGCGTTTGCTCGACATCTCGTATTGCCGTATATCCGCCCTTCTGCCAGTATGCTAGAACTTCGTTCTCATCCAGTGTCATATTATTCGCCCATTCTTGAGGCGTCATCTCTTTGCTAACTGGTGGTTTCTTTTTAGGCTTAGGTGCTGAAGGAGCCTTCGGTTTACTGGCTGTCTTCTTAGCCTTAGCTGTTGTCGGTTTCTTTACAGGCTTGCCAGCCTTCAGTTCTTCAGCGGCATCCTCATCCCCACGCGCCACTCGATAACGTGAACCACACCGGCAACCTGGGAACCGAGGCGGCTGCTCATTCCCACTACTGAACTGCGCGTCCGCTGGTATCCACTCTTCGGCCTGATTTCTCGCGCAGCCCGTACTGACCTTAGAATCGTTGGATGTCTTCCATGACTTCTCCATGTCGATACCTGCATCCGTAATCTCGTCAACTAGCTCACGCTGCCCATGCTCGTAGGCTACGGCGTTCTCGTTGATGGCGACCAAGTGCGCCCTAGACTGGATGTGCTCCTGAGGCTTGCCAATAGCGAACTCGCTGAATCGCTTGGAGATCTGCTTGGCAACCGTATCGTAATCCTTGCCCTCTTCGATACCCTTGCTGACCATGTTGCGGATAGTCTCTTTGGTCGTATCGTTGACCTCTGTAACCGCCTCAGCCGCTCGCTCCTTAGCCCACGCGGTTGCCTTGGGATCATCCAGCGCGAACGCCTTCTGCATTGACAGCTCGTCGGCTAGATCGTCCCATCCAGCTTCTACACCATCGCGCAGCCCATCAACTATGAACCGCTCGCCGTCGTTGATCGTCGTCTTGAACGCGCCATCAAGGATCGAGTCTATGTCGCTTACCGCGGACTCTTGGAAGTACTTCTTCAGCGATGGGAGCTTCTTCGCAACTAGCCTGCCCTGCCAGCTAAACCACTTGGCGACGTTCTTCTCTAGCCGGTCAACATCTCGCTTCCTTTCCAAAGCAGACACGGCCTCAAGTAGAGAGACCGCGCAACTTGAAACTCTGGCGAGACATCCGGTGCTAGTCAGGTTGCATCATAGGTTCCTTCTCATCAGCTTCCTTGCTTGCCTTAGCCTCGACCGTCGCGTGGTACTCTACCATCATGGATTTCTTACACCACTGGCAAGTGTGTCTCTGCGCACGAGTATATGAGTCTGGTTCATGTACGATTACTTCAAGCGCCTTATCGCAATAAGGGCACGTAACAACAGCACTCGCATTCCAATTACTCATCGTCAACCTCCTTGCTCTCTTCCAGGCTAATGATCCGCGCCGACATCAAATCCATCTGCTCGCTCATTCCCTTCTCAGTCGCCGCGTCTTGCGCCAACTCTTCAGACATCGGACCGAACACCGTCAGCAGAAGGGCTATCTGTCGCGTCTCTTCGCCTATCGCTTCTATACGTTCAATGGCGCTCAGCTTCTCAATGGCGAGATTGCCGAGTCGTTCCTTGAGTGCCTTGGTCTTGGTTTCGAGACTCTGTTGCGCGATCATGGTTGGTCCTTGCTATCTTCACTTACGTAAGGGCAACTCAGCTTCCAACTGCCATGCACGCCCTTGGCACACTCTTCACACGAGTATCTCTTGCCGCCGATCCAGCAATGGTCGCTAGTTGATTCCTTGCCATCTTTATGCTTCATCTCCAGCCTCCTTGCTTGCTACCTTGAATGCTTCCTTGAACGTCTCAACGAGTTCCTTCACGATCTCTTCACGGTCCACGCCCCGCGTCTCTGACAGCGCCTCAATCGCCTGTTGCAGATCGTTGACCGCGCCAGCTACAGCCTTGGCCTCAGGTTCCTCGCCCTCAGGAAACAGCTTCTTCATAACCTCTTCGATGGATGTCTCACCAAGCACCCTCAGCAGGCGTTCGGTCGTGTACTCCGCGTCAATCGTCCCAGCCAACGGACTACCGTTGAGCGTCGCCGCCGAAACGATGGCATCAACCTGAGCCTTCTGGTCATCCTCAACCAGCGATGGGAAGTCAATACTTACTGACGTGTCAATCGGCTTGCCCTTCAGGTCGGCGTCTTCGTTCTCAGTATCATCGGCGTAGACAAAGTGCTGCTCTTCCCAGGCGTCTTCTTCCCATTCGCCCGTCAGATTGCCCTTGATCGCCGGATCATCGCTACGGTATCCCACATCCGCCTTCGTCTGAATGACGAACTCGCAGATGTCTTCCCAGATGCTCTCCCACAGGAGCTGCCTAAGCGAGAAGGATAGCTCTGTAGGTCGATTCAACGAACGAGCGGTCGCCAATGTGCCTACTGAGACATCGCCGTAGAAGGTCTCAGGCAGGCCCGTGGCCGCGCAGACCATCAGTAACAACCGCCGTCCGTCTTCCGCCGAAGTCGTAGCACCCGCTGTACGCATCGGCGTCATCTTTGTATCCGCATCGCTGATGAAGACTGAACCAGCAGCAGGCGCTGGCTTGTATTGGTCGCTCGATAGATTCGAGTCTAGTTTCGCCTTAGCCGCAATTCGCCCCGCCGATCCAGTCTTCTTCACCATCGCCCAAGCGAACTTGGCATAGGATCGAACGATAGTAGCCCAGTCGGTTAGGAATCGGTTGTATGCTCGCGCCCAGTCTTGGGCAGCATATAGCTCTGAAGTACCGAACTTCTGATCTAGCGCAGCGTTGACCTTGACGTGCATCATCGGCTTGTCCCAGTTCACAGGCTTGCCATCAATCATGTCAAGCTCATCGTCTGGGTGATAGCACCAATCGGGGTAATACTCCTTTCGGATAGTATTGAAACGCCCTAGTGTATCGCGTGTTTGCGACCACTGGCGCTCATAGTACCAAGCCTCGTAGCGGTCATCTGGGTTCGTCTTGATGTCCTGAATCTCACTGAACGGGACCATGCTGAGCCTCGTGTCTCCATCCTTGTTGCTGAAGAACACGGGGAATAGGTTAGCGTCGATGGCGAGATCCTTGTCCGCCTTAACCATCGACAGGATGTTGGTGAGAGCCTTGCGATTCTTCCTATCAGCTAAGAACGCTTGCACAACCTCATCAACTACTGGGTGATTAGCCTTGATTGTGACGCCATTGCCGAACACGTAGTTGGCCTGAGTCTTGGCAGCGCGACCGATCAGAGGGTTCTTGAGGTAGAAGAGTAGAGACTCTTTGCATATCTTGCGAAGTGCTGGCCGCGTGAACTCAGTGTCGGACCCACCGGATAGCTTATCCCAGCCACGGTCCTCTAGTTCAAGCTCCAGCTCAGCTAGACGTTCCTGGTAGTTGTCACGCATCACACGGACGTCTTCGCTCAACGATGCAACAGTGGGTTTGGCCATAGCGATCTCCCTGTCACCCTCTATTTATAGCACACTTGCGGCTGTTGTGCAAACCAGGGGCGTTACTGTCCGTATGGTGTTGCATCCAAGACAGCCATCAACTCGTTCGCAAGCTCGACAGACTTTCGCACTGAACTTGCATCCTCAATCGAAAGATTCGCAATTGATTTGACATAGCTTCTAGCTGTTGCAATCACTTGGTTCGCGTCCTTAGTCCATTCGCTAAACGGTATCATGTACTTCATCATCATCGGCTCCCTATATCTGCGCACTTGCCCGGTGGCTCTGTTGTCACGAAACGCCCTGAACTGTGGCCGGCCATCTTCTATGCGGAAGTCCATCTTGTGAACCAACCCGCAATCGCAGCACGATAGCTTGTATCCTTCCATCACTGGCTGTACCCATTCGCCTTCATCCGGCTGTTCGTATCTCATCACGCCTCCTATTCACTCTCCACAGCGAACTCACGAATCATACGGCGCTCTCGTTGCACTCTCAGCACCTCTTTCCGCTTGTCTCTGAACTTCTTCGTCTCGCGGATGTTCTGGATCTCCGCGCGGTTGATGCCGTGTACGGCTTCGGCAAGATTATTATGCGAGCTGTGCTTCTCTTTCAGTTCCTTACGCTTCCAACGCATGATGAACGCGGATGTATCGCGGCCTGGCTTGGGCTGCTCTTTGTCGAACGCGTCGATCATGTCGGATAGGGTAACGATGCGGTGCGTCATTCTGTCTCCATCGCTAGGACGAAGGCGCGGGTAATGGCGCGCCCAGACGTTACCCCCATTTGTTCGTCTCCTCTGCACGGCTCATAGAGTCCATACGTTCTCGATGAGCCTCTGATGTGCCTGATGTATTCTACACCACAACCGCCAAATCCTGGCCCAATCCTGTGGAGATAGAGATATTTGTCCGGGAACCACAACTCAACAGTCGCAGCGATGTCGTTTGGGTAGTCTGGCAATTCGTAGAGACAGTCTTCTCGTTCTCCCCTTGCGTCAACCCATCCATCTGGAGGCCTCCCGCACGGGCCTCTATCGTCATGCCCGGTGATATCGCTAGTCTCACAGTAGTATATCCACCCCATCAACTCAGCCGCCTTGATTCTCAACTCAACGTCAGGCATCTCCATCACGTCATCTCGCGTCATCATCTACCCCCCGCAGCACTTCTTGTACTTCTTACCTGACCCACACGGGCACGGATCGTTGCGCCCCACATCCTTCGCGCCTTTGTAGTTGGCTGCGTGAATGAACCGCCCCAGCATCCCGCCTGATAGCTTGCTTCTGAACCGCTTTGACATGCCTTTCGGCTTCTGCATCGTCGGTCGGTTGCTTCCTGGTCGGCTACTCATACAATCACCTCTCCCCAGCCCAGCCGCGCCCTCATATCGTCGTTGATCTCCACGTATTGAGGCATCTCTATGACGGGCCGCCATTCACCTGTTGCCCAATCAAGCAACCACTCTGCAAACATTGTACCTGGCCCTGGATAAGCCCGCTTGCGAACGCATATAAGTTCTTTCGTTCCGGGGATCGTCTTCCCTGATTCGTCAACATCCACTTTATAAACTGGCGTAACTTCAACTCTCATCCTCTACCTCCTCCCACACATTTCCTGCACAACGCCCTCCACTTGTAGCCAGTGAAGGCTAGGCCACACGACCTACACCGATTGTAGGATGTAGATGATTTGCGTATTAAATCGTGAGGCCAGTCTCGGAGTGTCCTATCATCCACCTCAGCTTGCCGCTCCATTTGGGTCAACGCATTGTCTAGATTCTCAGCCGTGAGTGCCACTTTGACCACCGGATACCTCCTCGTCCTTCCATATCTGCGTCCACTCGCGCATCTCAGTCACTGGGAACACCTTGAACTGAAAGCTCGGTCCATCCGCAGTGTTGAACGGACCACGGACATACAGCAGCATCGTTCCATCCTTGGACGTTACCTTGGCGTCGAATTGGAGCTGGGGCATCGTGCTCCTTTACTTCAGAACTAGACAAGCTATGTGTGCTGCAACAACCGCTGTCGCTATCGCCGTTACTATGGCAGATATGGTAGCTACCTTGACGTCGTGCATGTCTATCTTCATCGCGCCTCCTTATGCTCAGTACTTTATAAGCGTGCGCACCCTCATTTTATCGCATGGATACGACGTTCGCAACTTCGTGTGTTTTGCCGGATGCGCGTCAGAAAAATACGACATCATCCATGTTTAAGGGACGGCGGATACCAGGACCACACCGCGTATGTATTCCACTCAGCCGTGTTAGCCTTGCGACCTCAGCCTCTAACTCCTCAATGCGACGGATAGCTGCCTCAGCCGAACACTCGCCATCGCAAATGAACGGGTTAGTGAATCTGTTTAGCTGTTGAACCTGGCTTGCGTCAAGACTCTTCGTTGACATAGCAATCACCTCCTAGTACGGACTGATCTCCTCTCCGAGATCCACTTCCATCGTGCCGCGTTCCTCTAGCGGTGCGCTTTCTAGCGTGTGCGCCCCGTAGCGTGCGCAATCTGGGAGGTCGTCATACTTCTTAATCGGATTCTCTGCGCCTTCCACTATCTTGCCCGTCACTGGGTCGGTCGGCCAGCGGTACTTTGCCATCTGATCCATGAACACAGGCGCGCGTCCGCGCATCACCTTAAACCGTCCTGTCTTGATAAGACCTGTTAGTGTGATGATCCCTGGCCTAACTGGGTTCATTGCCTTGTAGAATGGCCCACAGCCATGAGCAGCTAGGTTCACTACGTCAGTCAATCGGGCGGGATCATATATCCATCCTTGGTTCAACCCCTCTTGAAGATCAAGCATACCATCTGCGTAATCTTCCGCTGACTGCACAACCTCGTTGTAGTATTCATGGTAGACGTAGTAGACGCCATGATTCCATGCGAACATGAGCGCCCCGTAACGCACAGCGGGATCAACCATCGTGTACGTCGGCCAGTCCTCAGGTATATCGAACGGCTCAACGTAGCAGCTATCATCGAAGTCTGGATAGACAAGGCCAAACGGCTTGCGGAACTTGCCCTCCCATCGCATCTCGTATAGCCATGGTGGTAGCGTCCGCTTGGCTCGTTCCATCTCTTCCACAGGGTAGAGCGGATTCGCTGTTGACGGGAACTCAAGGATGCAAATGTCTGGGTCGCCCTGCTTCCACGCAACATACAGCGCCTCGTAATACCAGCCCATGTTCGTAGGGTATCCACAGAACAGCACAGGCGCTCGATGGAATGCGGTACGGCTCATGATGATAGGCCAGATGAGGGACTTCATCTCGGATGGTTCGTCAAGGATCGCCCCTCTGACGTGCTGGCCTTCGATGCGATACGGCTTCTCAGCAGAGCGCAGATAGATGTTTCCGCCAGTCGGTAGCTCATATCGTCGTCCGCTGATGTGGTAATGGCCTTCAAGGTTAGTGTCTGCGAAGTGTCCAACGATCTCAGGCAACACCATGTCGTTCACCATATCACCAGTGCATCCGATAGCAAGATACCGTGCGCCCTTTCCATTCCCAGCGGCGGCGTCACGGTTGATGAGATACGCCAACCACACAGGAGCCCAATACGTCTTACCCGCGCCAGTCCCACCAAGCATGACGATGAATCGCTTGCCCTCGTCTACAGCGTCCAGCGTGTCCTCTTGGAACCAGTAGGGCGTGATGATCTTCTCAGGCGCGGTTGTTGGCAATCGGCTCCTTGCGCTGCAAGACAATTCGTTCAACCAACGCGACGTTCCGACGGCGTTCAGACTGCGAGATGTTCGGGTTATACTCGCCGCATCCAATCCATGTACCACAGAAGCCGCACACCCAGTCATTTACATACCCGTCGAATCCCTCACGGTAAATACCGTCTACCTCTTCATCGCAGAACGGGCAGTAACGTTTCGCCAGTGACCACGGATCCGAACGGCAGATGTGAATTGTTGGCTGCTTCACCATGAGATCTGCCCGAAGACGATCAACTGTATCAGCGAGAATAGGCCGAACACGATAAGGCTCGACGCCACAAGCGCACCAAGGCAGACTAGCATCGTTCGCCACACCGTCATGATTGCGCATCCTCTGGGATCTCTGCCCATCCTTCAATCGGAGCTGCCTTGCCTGCAAAGTACGCACGATAAGGAGTGAACCATATCTTATCTCTGGCGTCATATGACCCGAGAACGAACCTCTCGAATGACGTACCCTGCGGCCTCCAACTATCGACACGGTCTTGACTGGTCTTCTCTTCTCTCAAGAACAGCGCAACACGCATGGATTCTTCAGGCAACCTCTCCTCAACAGGGATGAAGTCTAGCTTGACCTCGATGTGTCCTTGAAGTGGCTCTGCAAACTGAGATTCACCAACCAGTATTCTCTCTGTGACTGGGCCGCATCGACACTGTTCTGGCTCGCGATTTCCGTCTCCGAGATCAATAGAGCAGATGGTTTCATGTTCTCCATACCTGGCCCCATCGCTCTTAGGGTCGAACACCTCGCCGCACGACTCGCATTGGAAGATCCTCACTTGACCGGCCTTCATCTCAGTCATCGTCCGCCTCCTCGCTGAACTCTTTCCATCTCCTGCCGATCCACGCATTGAGCATAGAACGCATCTGCCAGCTTACATTCGCGCTCGTATCTAATCATCGTTCTGATAGTCCCAACGATCACACGCCCAGGCAGGCTCACAATAGCCCACGCTACAGATAGAATGTCAATCACTCTCATCTCCAACCTCCTTGTCCTTCTTACTGCGCATGATCACCAACGGGCCTTTCACGGTATGCTCGACTTCTGACTTCAGCGGCTGATCGAGTCCAAGCAACTTAGCTCTGCGGTCCATGATTCTCAGCAATCTATCTACCACAGGGAGTCCGTCGTCTTTATCTGGGCCTAGTTTATCTGATAGTTTCTCCTGCATGTGGTCCAATCTGGCGGCCTCAAGCTCGCGCAACTCAGTAACCGGCTCTCGGTTCGCCTCGCCTAACGCACTCATGACTGCCTTGTATGAAGCAGCAGGGCCAGCGTATCCAAGCGCATCAGCAATTACCTCAAACGTCTTGCCCTTCTTTCTGAGTTCAAGGGCGGCAAGCCATCGCTCGCGTGCCTTCAGTCTGCGCTTGCTTGTCTTCGACTCACCCGGCATCCTGCGTCACCACCTCAGAGAATAGGTCGAGCGGCTTTGCTGCGTTCTGCGCTGCGTATAGATTGTTCACAGCCACCGCATAGTATTCCGGCTTCAGTTCAATTCCGACGAACTCACGGCCATGCTCGATCGCTACATAGCCGGTCGATCCAATCCCAGCGAACGGGTCAAGGATCAAGTCGCCTGGATTGCTCCACAACTTCACGCACCGTTCGATTGTCTCGAGCTGTAGTGGGCAGATATGGCGCTCATCTTTCTCTGTCCTAGCTACTCGCACATTCAGCGTATGCGTCTCTCGGATGTTATACCATATTGGCCTTGCCCATTCGATCCAAGTGTTGTTGTCCATCTCGCCGGATTCAACAGGAGTAACAGGCATCACGTTGTCTCCAGGCTTCTTGAATACTAGCACGTAATCTGCCAACGCAGGACGGAGAGCAGATGAGTCCTTGTTGAGCGTAACGAACATCAGCGACTTAGCTTTCGTGCGGATTGCCTGCGCCTGAGGATCTTTGTCTATACACACCTCGCCATAATACTGCCATCCACGATCGTCAAACGCTCTGATAACGTCGCCACGAAAGTCCTTCAAGCCGATGTAGCCGTCATGGATCTTCGTCGCTGGAACCTGGGCAACGTGGACAGCGCAGTTGCGGCCAGGTGCAGTCACCCTCAATAGCTCATCGATGATGTATTGGAAGTGAGTGAAGAACTCAGTAGGCGTCTTGCTGTTCCCGAGATCTCTTTCAGTCGGACTATACGTATACAGCGATAAAAATGGAGGAGAGAATACGGATAAACCAACGCTATCCGTGTCAACTTCTCTCATACGCTCAACGCTATCTCCTAGCTTGATCCGCCATCCATCGCCAATCTCCTCGGATTCAGCGTAGTGAAATTCAACAGCAGACGCTTCCTCGATCTCGTCTTTCTCGTATTGCTGGACGTTCTTGATGAGTTCTTCAGTCATGGCTTTTGCTTGTCCTTCCTTTCGCATCACGTTAGCGAAGATGTCTTTCTCGATGTCAGCGAGCACGATCTTGACATTGACTGGCTTTGTTTGCCCGAAGCGATAGCATCTGCGGATCGCCTGATAGTACGATTCCCATGAGTCGGACAGGCCAACGAATAGCATATTGTGGCAGTTCTGGAAGTTCATTCCGAACCCGGCTATCTTCGGCTTTGTAACAAGAACGCGAATCCTGCCATCTTGGAACGCTTCGAGCTGGTCGCTCTTGTAATCCAGCGAGTCGCTGCCTTGAACCTCAACAGCGCCAGCAATTGCCTTTGCTATTGCGTGGCTTTCATCGTTCAACCCGCACCATACTATCCATTGTTCATCACTATCGTTCACCATCTGAGCAGCAGCCTCGACCTTTGCTCCGATAGTTTCGCGTCTTACTTTCGCCCTGTCCTGAATCCCCTTGAGTTCATCAAGGAACAATCTCCCACTAGGAACGTATCCAGCATCAACATAGAGAGGTTCGATCGTCAATGGAGGGAGCGCGAATCCGTCATCGTCATATCCAAGATCCGATGGAAGTCGAACGCTCATACCCCACGATGCCATCCATTTGTAGAACGACTCACGAGCGTGCCCCTTAATCCTCCATCCTTGCGCGTTCTTCTTATTTGATTCGTGGACGAAGAAACATGCCAGCATATCAACTCGAGACATGATGCCAAGGAACTCAGCATGATTCGCAATCTCAGCGATGTCATTTGGGGCTGGTGTCGCAGTACAGCATAGGCGATAAGGAACATCTGCGAACATCTCGCACAACTTCACTCGCGTCTTTCCGTCTAGCGATTTCAGAATACTAGATTCATCCAGCACAACAGCGCCGAATTGAGACGCATCAAACTTGTCTATCATCTCATAGTTTGTGATGTAGATACCGTGTCCGTCTGGTTGTTCTCTGACGTACTGGACTTCAACGTCGATCTTCTTTGCCTCACGAACTGTCTGCCTGGCCACACTCAGAGGCGCAACGATTAGCGTATTGCATCCAGTCAACCGCGCCCACTCTACCTGAATGAACGTCTTGCCTAGCCCAGTGTCTGCGAAGACGGCAGCTCTGCCCTTACGGATAGCCCATCTCGTGAGATCGCGCTGGAACGGGAATAGGAATGCGTTTATCTCGCTGTCATCAACAGCTCTCCCGCTTGAGCGAAACTGTATCCTCTTCGAGTCTAGGAACGCGACATATTCTCGCGTCGAGAGTTCGCTCTTTTGTCCAACTTCGGCAACCATTCTACCTCCTTGCTCGCTACATTATATCCGATCTCACGTCTAGGATGAAGTTTCAGCGGCGTCCGCATCCTGCTTGATCGTCGTTTTCATCGTCGCCTCATCGAAACTCACGTATCCCTTTGCGCACCATCTCATCATATCGAATAGCGCATCGTACAAGGACTGCGCAGCGACATCGTTCACGCCGAAGTATATATCCTTGCCAGCGACGCCATCGCACAGAGACACGTGCCACCGCCCTTTCGTTGACTGGCATAACTCGAACTCAGTAATCAGCATACACGCCTTCTCGAACTCAGCACCAACAGGAACAATCTCAACCCATATCCCGTTAATCATCAGCATCCTCCCTCGCGTTGATCTCGTCGCACAGATCGACAGCCGTTCGCAGCCGAGCCGTGTTCACTCCGATGTCCGTCGTGTCCGATCGTCTAGTCTCTGCCATCTTGACTGAGCCACCGAACGAGCTGAGAATCAACAGCGCCACCTCTAGCGTGCCAACGTACTCCACCAATTCTGCTTTCTTCATCTGGTCAATCGCTTGCATTATGCCTCCTTACCGCCTCTCACGTATCGCCCTTTGATCAGAGCGAATGCCTCTGCCACATCTGGAGTAACTTGCAGAAAACCAAGATACTTTGTCTTGCCAGTCTCCTCATCTAGCTGCCAATAATGCGCTCTGTTCGTTTTCCTCTTAGTCCTAACCTTGTCCACCTCAGCCCAGAACTCAGGCAGTTTCGCCGTCAATCCCATCAGCCGCTCCACATCATCTTCTGGAATCTTCCTAAGCGCGTCGATGGCGTTGATGTCCAAGCCCCTCACCGAATCCATCTCCTCGGAATTAAGCCAATCGCCGATAGGAAATAGCCCTAACGCCTCTGAGAATGGAAGTCCAATGAGAGTGAGGAACGTGCGGAAGCTCGCCTTGACGCCAAACTGTGCTACCTCTGGGCATACACGGAACAGCTCAGGGGTCTTCTTGCTTGGACGGAAGTGGGCGATGGACTTAGCTAAATCGAACTCTGCCTCGTTGCGACGGCGTAGTGCGTCAACCAACAACGGATACTCCTCGACGGCAGCTCTCCACGCTGGCCACTGATGGAAGAATATCTGATCGTGCGAAATGCGTCGGCGCTCCTCATCGACCAGCTCAAGCACGCCTGCGCTGCGTGAGAACTCTACGATAAGCGGCTGGTTGTGGCCTGAGCGACCGTCGAGTCTATCGTGACACGCCTTGCAGCCAAACAGAAGCACGTCTGGATCGTTGCAGTCTGCGTCTTCAGGCATCCCGCCGTGGCCTTGGTGCTGAGTGTGGACGATCATTGAGCCTTCGGTTGGCGTATCGTGAAAAAGTTCACAATATCCGCCAGACTCTTTGATGACTTTCTTACGTGCGTCTGCGCTAACGGGCATTAGCGGCCTTGCCTAAGATCGGACAGCGCACGAGTCAGATCCATGCTAGATCTCCTAGTGGCAGCAGTCTCTTTTGTGTCCCAATAAGCGTATCCATATTCTGTCTTGGTAGGGCTATGCTTGCAACGCTTAGCCTTCTTCAGAAACCTCTCGGCCTCGAATATCGCTGCGTCTAGCATTACCATTTCCATCACGCCTCCTTGCTCATCTTATCGCGCAACGCCTGACGGATCGTGTCGTTCTTGTTCTCCCTTGATTCCAGATAGGCGATTACGTCTAAGCTGGTATTGTCACTGATTGCCATTATCGTGCTCCTGTTGTGCCTCTATCTCTCTGTCAATCTCAGCCTGTATCATGCGGTCAATGTCAACTTGTATGGCTCTCTCTTCCTCGTATGCCTGCCACTTGCCCTGTTCCTCATCGCACTGCCGACACGGATACTCATGAGGTTCATTCGGATGCACCTCGCAGTGGCCACGCCTTAGAGGTGTTCCATAGATTGAATAGGCCATCATGCCTCTATCATTTCTCTTGCTCCATCTGTGCCCTAAGCGCACGTTTCATCGCGCCGTTCATGCTATCGCTATCGCTGTGTTTCTTCTTCTCAAGGTACTCAACAATGTCGGCATCGTTCTCGTCGTGTAGTTGCAGAGTGAATCGTTCTACTGCCATGTTTCCTCCCTTGCATACCTAATCATATCACACTGCACAACGATAGTCAAACGCCAAACGAGAGCTGCCCCGTCTTATTCAAGCTCCACTGCGCACGCGACTTCTTCTCGCCCCGCTCTGTCTCCCAGTAGATCGTCTCAGTCTCGATCGGATAGCCGTCATGACGCAGCTCGGTGATACGCGCACCGCCCTCGATGCAGCCGAAGCGGTTCAAGCAGTCAAGACGTGATAGCTTGTCGCCGTTCTGTAGCGCCGCTAGGATGTCAGACTTCTGGGACATCAGACGCCTCCTTGATAGCGAGTTCAGACAGCGCATAGGTCGGCAAGCATGGGAGATCTGCCTTAGCAAATAGCCCGATTGCGCCCTCTGCTGCGTACCAGAAATGGCCTTCACCGACAATCATCAATCCATTGTTTCTTCCTGCTCGCCTTACATTGACAAGAACTAACGATGGTTTCTCTGATGTCTCACCGAATTTCCATCCGTAGAACCACCACGAACCGATTTCGTCCGGCCAATCTGTGGACCACTCCGCTTTCATCATCGCCTCCTCACGCTATCCTCATTCCGTTCGTACCTTCGCGCACCATCGCTGGCTGCCTACGTGGTTTCAGATACGCCCCATCCACCTGCCTGAATATGCGAGTATCAATCACGCCCTCGACGTCCTTGAACCTGTATACGTCGCTTGTCATCTTCTCTATGTGCGCATCGGACGGCCAGCCCGGCAAGCTATCAGCCCACTTGACAAGCTTTCGTGTCTCATCAGCTTTGCTCGGGCGCTGTGCTTTCTTGAACGCTTTATTCTTGGCAACGTAAGCCTCGACTTGTGACTTCAGGAACAGCAGCCTCACGCCGCCGCAAGCATGAGGGCGGGCAACTCGCAACACATCCCATCCATGCGACCTCGCGCGATCTCTGGCATGGCTAAGAGAGCACCCCATCATCTGCGCGGCTTCGGCTGTGCCTATGCGTTCGTCAGGCATCGTTCTCCTCAAGCATCTCGCACGCGGCTGCGTACTGTGCCAGCATATCGCTAGGCGTCATCGACTCTGGATTGTCCCACATCATGTGGAGCGCATCACGAATCGGTCGTAGCTTCGCGGCGATGATTGGCGCATAATAAGCAACCTCTTCCTCTCTATCTCTGATTGTCGGTATATCGCCATGGAATGTTCCGTCATACAACGCCCCAGCAATCTCATCAGCTATCTTCATCACGCCTCCTTGTACAAATACGTTGCCTTCTCTTCGTCCGATAGCACCTTGAACCGCCCCCACATATCCCAGAAGCCACGCGGCCAATTCTTGCGTACAGCGTGGTCAGATCTGCGCAGTGGGAACGGACCGAAATTACTATGCACCTCGAACAGGTATCCGTCGTACTCGTAGATCGGATGGAAGCCACAAACGAAGCCATCAGGTACGCCGGGTTTGTCGCTCTTCAGTCGTAGGCACGGCATCATTCCTCCTTCTTCTTTCTAGCGTTCTCGTAATAATCCGAGCCGCGCTTACAGCTATTCGTTACTGTACCGCTACCGTTGCCAGATGGCGCATCCTTCCAGTCTTCCCAGTGGCGGTCAGGACCAAGGAACGTCGCGGGCTGCTTGATGAACTTCGGCTCTGTCTTCTCTTGCTCGCAGAACATCCGGTAATGCTTAGCCGCCTCGATCAGCACGGCGAACTCGATAGGACGGTGACCGCCATCTCCCGGCCTCCCGACGAACGTGGTTGTATGCCACGCCTTCTTAGCAGCTACCTTGCCAACGCCTCGCTTCATGGCTTTGAACTCGTTCCAGAATTGCTCGAAGTCTTCGCCATCATTTGGAAGCGGTTCTTCCTTATGCTGATCCTGTTCCTTTCTCTGTTCCTGTTCCTTGTGGTATACGGCCCCGATAGGGTATCGATAGGGTATATCTAATTCTGAGTACCGTTCGAGGAAAGCGCCTATCAATGGGCTGTTGTGCAAATCAAGTAGGTACTTCTCGATATTCCTCAGCAGCTTGATGGAATGGCTCTGATACTCGAACATATTCACCACCCAAATTAGCTCGGATAGGGTATCCGCCATAACGATCTCAGCACCGGATAGGGTATCGATACCCTTTCCAACATCTGCCAATCTGATACCAGTCTCATGGCTTACCGTTGTATTTGGCATGTAGTACAGTCCTGAGAAGTGCGCGTGTGGTGATGTGATGAAGTACAGGAAGAGCAGTTTGTTGGTTGTACTTAGTTGGCGAACCTTTGGATCTGTCCAAAACTTCGCATCGATAGTTCGATACATTCTCTATCAGCTCCTCTTTGCGTAAGAGTGTGCGGGTGCGGCCTGTCCTCGCAAAGACAGGCACGAAGAGCGCCTAGGTACAAGCCGCCCCACTAACAGATTGTAACAGATCACGCCGTTGAATCCAACTGTTAAGCAATCCTTAAGAGTTGCGTATACCATTTTGTTGACGCCACCGAAAAGGTATCACGCCTCCTCGTCTCCAACTTTACCACACGCAGGGCACACATAAGACGGGCCGAATTGATTATCGCCAGGTACTTCTACGTCGCAGTCATCCAGGATCCACCTATTGCCGCACGTTTTGCACGTTACCATCACGCCTCCTCTCGATTACATCCTTGACACATCTTGCCCAGCCGATAGGATCTTTGCGAACCATGCCACCTGTTAGCTGGAAGATCGCCCAGCCTAGCTCCGTCGCATTGTTTCTCTTCTCATAGTCGTTAGCCATCCGAACGCCTCGGTTGTGCGCACCGTTGGCAAACTCGCCGCCGTCAATCTCAACGCCTACCTTCACGTCGACAGCCGCAAAGTCTAGTAGCCATCTACGTTTGGGATAAAACTTGTACTGCTGAACCATCTCCACGTCGACAACCTTCAGAGCGAACGCGAATGCGGCTTCTAGTTTGCTAGGCATATCTCACTCCTAATCCAAGAGGCAGCCACCGCCCCGACACCTATGCCGTTTCGTTTGATTCGGGCCGAAGCCCACGATGGCTCCTCATATCAATCATTTCTTCGCGATCTCAAACTTCATCGGCGTGTCCCTTCTAGGAGCCATCCACTTGACTCGCCGCACATTCAGCACCCATCGCCTTATCGTAGTGATTGGTATATTCATGTGACGTCCTATTTCAGCATACGTCATGCCTTGTTCGTGCAGTTCTATTGCAGCACCACGGCGGCGTACTGAGTATCTCATTTCATCAACCTTTCCACTTCCGCGAACCAGGCCGCCCGTGCCTCGTGCGCTCGCATATCTGCTTGGACGGCCTCAAGCCCTAAGCGGCTCAAAGTCTGGGTGTTGGCTACTTGTACTGGTTCAACGTCCTCAGGCGGCTGCTGTGTATCTGACGGCTTCTCAGGAGCTAATCCCTTCGAGACTGCATAGAACGCGACGACGTGCCAACAGAGCTTCCGGGCGTCGCACGGGCACGTCGTGTTGAGGATCGACTTGTCGCCTGGATCGTCAACGTGCGGCTCGATGTGGACGCGGTATAAGGTGTCGGATGTACGCGACTTGACATCGGCCAATCTAGGGCTATCTGAGCTGATCGTCACGAGGTCGCGGACGTTTGGCGGCAGCTCGGGGATCTTGGCAAGTATAGCTGAGACTAGGACTTTCATCACGCCTCCTTAATCACACCACGACCAGCCACAGTACGGGCAAGCCATGATGTGCGTTGTCTCTGCTTCATCGAGCGTGTACTTGCTAGTCCATCGCTTACCACAGTTCACGCATTGCGAGTGCGCGAAGTGAGGAACGTCGTTCGCTTTGCAGTATCTACGCTGTGCAGCTATCTTGTCTTCGTGTTCACTCGTCATCGCACTCTCCATCCTCTCCGCAACTCGGACACCATCCAATCGACGCGTCAACCGGACGCAGCTCTTCGTAGCGATCCTTCGTCCAGCGGTTGCCACACTTCTTACATTCAATCATCACGCACCCCTCATCGCAAAGTTCAGCTTCACGAAGTCTGAGTTCTTCAACTCGCTATCCGCTAGGTCAACGCCTTGTGACTTGAACCACTCAAGCAGCTTGCCTTCCGTCCAGCCTTTCGACTTCGCTGCGACTACCACGTTGCGTAGCTCGTTGATCCCGCGCTTGCCAGAGTGATCTAGTACCAGTGCGTTTACGTCCGGATAGTCTTGCGGGAGTGTGATTGGATCAGTCGGCGTATCTGCCTGTTGAACTAACTGCTTGCCGCTCTCGCGTTTCGCCGCCTGCACGTCTGCATCCGTCGTCGCGTCAGCTTCTGGATCGTCGCCCCATGAGATAAGGAACTTACCGGAGCAGGCGTACTTTATCGCGGCTGTATCAGCTTTCATCACAGCCTTGTCTCCTGAGTCCATACCAGATCCAAGCCCCTCAGCTTTAGAGATGAAGATGCCATCAGTGAAATACAGAGTTGTCTTCACAGCAGCGAGTGACTTTGATCCGCCATTCGCAGATTGCACGATATGAAACTCTTGGACATCCGATTCGCTCTCTACGCTGATGCCTTCGACTACACATTCGTCGCGCACTCTGTCGAGAACCTTACGTGCTGACGTGTAATTGTATCCGCCGAAGTTACCGCGCTTCTCTGCCTTCGCATCCTTCTGTAGGTATCCAATCGCGTCCATGATGCGAACCATCTTCGCGTTGAACTCAGGCAACAACTCAACGAGCGTTGCGTCCAATACCTTCTCTCCGATGGCTGTAAGGTTCATTCTTCCACCGCCCCAAGATCGACAAGCGCGGCGATTACGGAATCAATGTCGTTGCGAAACTCTCTTAGATAATCCACCGCGCAGTTCAACCCGCTCGGAGTGAAGATGGTGATAGCTGGTGTCGTGTCGCTGTTATTGATCTTGATGACTCCGTATGTCAATCCCTCAGGTATATACGATTCAAACTTATCGCTCGCCTGTCCGTGGTGACTCGCGTTTGTATTGCTCATCGTCATGCCTCCTTACCACAAATCTGTCTGATGCAAACTCGCAACCTTGTCTCGCTCGCATTCTTCAGCGAACGCTGCGTCTTCAATCTGCGCGACCTCAGTCTCGTAGGTTCCTTGATCCACACGCTGATTGTCTACGTAAACTACCATCCGGCTATTCCAGTAGAATTCCTCTATCACGTGACCGTTGATTTCTATCCGCCTGTTTGAGTGCATCACGCCTCCTTATTTCTCTTCGTCCTGAGATGGAATCAACCCTTCTAGCTTTGCCTTCAATTCAGTGAGTTCGGTTTCCAGCGCTGCCCGTTTGCGATACTCATCCATCCACCTTGCATCAGATCTTTTCAGGTTAGCTGTTAAGTCGTCTATCATTGGAGTTGGCTTAGACAATAGGCCTTCTGAGACGAAAGAAACCCCTATTGTTTCCGGCGCTTCTTCTGTTCCAGCAGGCTTGTATACGTACCGACCATCCTTGTATTCTTCATCGATAATAATAGCGTCCGCAAGAGCCTCAATTAGCGCTCCAGTCTTGCTTGTCGCCGCAACCAGCATCTTCCTGCCCTTCGTGTCAATCAATAGATTCATCGTGCCTCCTATTTTACGATCCGCACCTTGAGCGCTCGCTCGAAAGCCATCAGGGTCTTAGAGCTTGGCGGGTACATACCGCGCTCGATGTTCGAGATAGTCTGATTCGTGCATCCCATCCTGGCTGCTAGTTCGTCCTGTGTTATCCCAGGCTTACGTGCCATGATCTCTTCCTGCGTTGGCGTTGCATGCAGCCGCGCATTCTTGATCCGCTCTCCGATAGTCATTCCGTCTCCTCTCCGAACGTATTCATCCAGAAGGAAAGAATCTTCCTCGCTGCTTCCTCGCTGATTTCCATTGCCGTCTTTAGGTATGGGACAGCGGCGAACATATTGATTTTGCCACTCTCTCTGAGGGAATCAAGATAGATCAAACAGCTAGACATCAACTCGTCCGGCCCCGTATCCCAGCTCTCAGGAATCGCTCGCAACAGTTCTACACACTCTTTCTTCAGCTCATCATTAGTCATTCGTAACCTCCTGCGAACTCGTGCTGCTGAACGCCCATATCACCGGCAAGCTCGTCTATCTTGCATAGCGTGCGGTAGAGGAGCGAGCGGTTGCCGTCCTCGCGCGCTTCGTCGGCCTGCTGCTGTAGTTGCTCGATCTCGGTTGTGATGTCCGTGCGGGTCATGTCCGCCTCCCGTCTTCGGGGAGTCGTATTTTCCGATGTTTCCCGTGATTCATAACTGCAAGAACACCAATAGCGCACGGCAAATATCCCTTCGATACGTACCCGCCCTCTATTACTGCTCTGTTAATTGCAGAAGATATAGCGGCTACCCCACCCATCTGCATGATCTTTTCCACATGCTTGATAGTATCAATCCCATTTTTCTCTAGGAAATGCAGCCCAGTGTGTACATGGGCATTCATTTCTCTTCCGTCCGTTATCGCTAATTGGCACAGAATTGCTGACTTGCACGCTTCTTTATTAAGGTTCCACATCCTAATGATTGTTGCAGGATACCTGATGACGTTAATCGTAGACGAGTCTGAAATCTTCAGATCGTGTTCATCAAGCCATTCCTTTATCTCTGTTTCTGGAAACATTCCAGCAGTTATTCTTGCCCTCCATCTGTAATAAGCTGAAACTCCATGGCGGATAGTGTTGGTGTCATAGAATGCTTTTGCTTCTTCTACAGAACCATCTGATTCAAATACCATGGCAGGAACTCGCTTTATGTTCCCGCGCCTCCGTGCGGCTCCAACTCTATGTTGTCCATCAACAACATATAGCTTTCCGTCTTCTCTTTTCATAACCATTATTGTTCCGAAGCTGCTCCAGTTGAAGTTCTTTGCTATAGAAATAATGCTGCGTTCTGTCGCATCTCGCTGATAAGATTCATCAACGATAAGATCCGCAATAGCCACCATGTCGAATCTTCCTTTCTTGCTTTCCTTTTCCCAGCTGTATCGCTCGATCTTGTCCATCGTCCTGCCTCCTTTTCTTACGTAAGTAGACCATACACCATTTATACCTGGAATACAAATCGGCTTTCCTTACATAGCAAAACGGGACGCAGTTTCCCGCGCCCCGCTCTACAAGCGAACTCCTTGTCACGGGAGGTTAAATCGTTCCAGTGATCCACAACCCGACTAACAATCCGATAGCAACGCCGATCAGCGATGCGATGATCCCTTCAATTAGTAGCCAGATCATAGCACGCTCGATGGCGACTGTACCGCGCAGCCTATGTACGGGTTCGCCGGTATCGTCTGAACGTCAACCGTCGTAGCGCCCATCTCGTCTTCCCATTCAGTCGTAATCGTGACGTCGCATCCAGCTCTAGTATCCGTGCCCCAGAATGGACCACACGTAGCAGTCGCGTGAGGGTAGTTGTCGATGTTGCTCTGAGAAGGCGGCGTGTATGGCAATCCTGATGAGCCTTCAATGTGAACCGGCCATCCTTGGATGAACATGATCGCGTTATAGATCATCTCTCCGGTAGGCATCCTGACATGATACACGTCAGGCTTCGGAGGTTGTGCGCCAGTGTAAGGCGGACAGAATACAGCCATCTCTCCATGCTCTCCCCACTCTATCTTCGCGTCAATCATCGTGATAGGTCCGCCTTCAGGATCGTAGGCGTGGGGATAAGTTACGACGTATCGTTGACGAGCGTGAAGTGTCCACAGGTTCGTAATGAAGTTGAGGACTAGACGACCAGGGACAGGTCCAGTATTGCGTAGCCAGATTGTTTCAGTTGCCGTCTGAGAATCGTTGCCGTCGAACCATACGACGGATACCTCGATAGGTAGCTCGTTGACGGTAACTATTAGCGTTCGACTTGTCTGCGTATACGTCTTGCCTTCTACCGAGAATGTGAATTGCCCCCCATCAACGCCAAGCGCGATCAAGGTGACCGAGCAAGGTGGATAATCTGAATCTGGAGCGGACAGAGTAAGCGTGCCTACTGTGTCTGTAGGAAGACAGCCAGCAAGCAAGCCGATTGAAAGTGCTAGAGCTAATAGAAGAATTGTTCGTTTCATATCGCACCTCCTAGTACGAGTTGAGGCGGATAGGGGCAGTCGTACCTACCCCTACCCTCAAGGAGGCAGTCGTGATGAGCGACTACCGATTACAAATTGATGTCGGGCTTTGCCAGCGGGATATTGAACTCGACGCGGATGCCTATAGTCGGGCTTAGTCCAAGCCACACACCGCCACCCCACGGGAAGTCAACACCACCCCAGACAGACACAGGACCAACGAAGCCTTCAAGCATAAACCCTGCCGAACGTGTAATTAGCTGTATGTTGTTCGGGTAGGCTGACGATTTGAAAGTCGAAAGAGATCCAAGTGCGAACGAACCACCGGTGTCAAGGTTGCCACCGTTGGTAAATAGTAACGTCTGCTCGAATCCAACGCTTGCATCGAAGCCAAGATCGAACGTGTCGTTAGCAATCAGAATGTCATTGTCGAAATAGAAGCCGCTGAGATCAAGATTCCATCCGTCTGCGATGTCTGCCCCAAGCAATGCACCAGCCTCGAAGGTTGGAGTTGCCGTGATGCCGACGTTTTCGATCTCGAAGTATGGACTAAACAGTGGTCCTGCGAAAGCGACCGCCGACATTGCCAACATCAAAAGCGATAGAACTAATAGTTTCTTCATTCTTTCTCACCCCAATTATGCCCAAGGATATTCAACACACCGACGGTGATATCAATGATGATACCAGCGATGTCAAGGACGATTTCCTTAACGTGATCAGTGAGTTCCCAGGGAAGTTTGTTGATAGCTTCTGACAGCCCTTGAAGGACTGCCGCCTTCTTCTCCGCGCCGCTACCCGGAACTTCCACTTGCTTCATCAGCGAGCGAATGAACGGAACAACGGCAATCAATACCTTTAGTACTTGAAGTGCTGCTTTCATGTCGCCTCCTTGTTTGCGTGATTATACGTCATTCTTTCGGATTACCAAACCCACTCTTTACACGGTCGCTAACACGCCGCCCTTCATTCCGTGCTTTCTCAACCAGCAGCACGATCTCGGCGACCTCTTGCTCGCCCATGCCGTTACTCTTCGCAGTTACTACCGTGTTCGTAGAGATCGACGATATGAGCCTGGTCAACTCTATCCGCAGCTTCTTCATTTCCGGCCCGATCTTGAGCAGCAACCACGTCGCCACGAATATCGGAAAGCCAACTTGCCCGATGAACTCTCCTATTGTTTCCCACATTCTAACCCCTTAGCTGAATCCCGCCGCTTTAATCCCAGGTGACACTGCAATCCCATACCATCGTGAGTTGATATAATCCTGGAACGTCCACCGCTCCACTCCGCTTGAACTATTCTTCCGTATGACTGCATTAGCAGATCCGTAAGCCCCGTGCGTCGAGTACACGTTCCCAAACTCATCTACCGCAACGCCTTGCGATGTCCCCGCAGGTTCATCAAGCCAGACATTCGTTCCAGTCAACGGACTAAACTTCCCAACAGCGCCGCCTGATCCATTGACGTAGTACCCGTAACCGTCGTGCCCGATAACGAGATCATTGATTTCTCCATTCTTGCTTTGATCCCAGTATTCATCTCCGCCGACTGAGATCTTGCGGATGTGCCCAGAGTCATCTCCGAGATAGAGGCCTCGCGTAGCTTGGCTATCGATTGCTATCGAGGTGAATCTCAAAGATACATCGTCGAATACGTTAGCGTAGTTACCGTTGGCAGTTTGCAGGCGCACAACGTAGCCAAACGCATAAGCTGCGTACACGTTGCTATTGCTGCTGTTGAATGCGATGCCGACAACTTCCCATGCGTAAGGAGTCCGTGACCAACCGAACCCGTAAGTTGATCCGCCGTCTTGTAGGCACGTAATAGTGCCTCGTTCGTCTCCAGTGTAGATATAGGTGATCCCGCTGCGATTCTCTAGACAGATCGCAGTGACCGGAGAAGTATGCCCTGCGTACATCCACTGTTGCACACCTGCCAAGTTGAACTTGTAGACGTAATTTGCGCACGCCCAGTAGGTATTTCCTTCATCGTCGCAAGCAACGGCATCTGGATTGGCGATGCCCCCGCCATACTTCGGCCAGCCAACCAAATCAGTATGGTCGTCGTCAATTCCATAGAGGCGATCTGATCCATCCTCGCACGCCCATATCTGTTTCTCGCCTACTGAGATCTGTTTGATGTCGGCTCCGATATTGATGGCATTGATTGTACCCTGCTTAATAACGCCTCCGATGTTGACATACTCAGAGGTGATCTGCTTGATGACTCCATCGACATTGCAGTATTTTCCGAGTGCCATGCTATACCTCGTAGACGAGACCTATCTCGCCATAGCTGATCTCTCCAGCTCCAGTTCCAGCGGTAGGCACAGCCGTCAATAGCTTGATATTCCTCAGCTTAGCAGTCGTATCTCCCGCGTTCTGTGAGTATCCGATAAGGTCGCCTGTCATCGTGTCTCCTGCAATGGCTACCTTGTCAGTGCCTAGGCTCGCAATCGTCACGTCTTGCGCCGCGTCAGCCGCCACCCTCAACGCAGCCTCAGCCGTCACGGTAGACAGCAGCGCAATGTCTGAAGCTACATCAGGCGCAACAACCTTCGCACGTCCGCTTGCGTCTCGAATGAGAATCTTGCTCGCCGTCGCAGCCGATACCGCGCCGTGAACGTCTATCTCTGCATCAACGTGTGCTTTCAGATAGACAAGGTTATTGCCGATCCCGTTCATGTCGGCATATCCCACGCCATCAGGCGCAGTCCAGTCTACTTTAGGATCTGTCCAAGCCATGTTAGTCCTCCTCGCCGTATAAGCCCTCGCCGTATCGCCGCGCTCCGTATCCACCAACGAGGCCATTCTCCTGTCTCTTGATGAGAGCCGCGCTCGCGTCAACCGTGGCCGTGA